ATGCAGTGAGTGCGATTACGCTTACTTTTGAGGGTACTAAATATAAGACAGCGCCTAATGTTACTCTTACAGGAAACGCACGGGCGCATGCAGTCATGGATGGCGACAAGATAAGTAGTATTGTTATTGACGATGCTGGATCTGGCTACGCTACGGCACCGACAGTTACTATAGAAGGACCAGACGCTGGGTCGCAAACAATAGATGATGCATATCGCTTCTTGGAGGAGTTTGATGAGACCTATGTCTAATACGGTATTCGATGCTTTAGATAAAACTTTCGGCACAATGACAGAGGCTGAGCAAATTTCTAAGCCTATAGTTCCTGTTGGTAAAAAAGACGAACAACTAGAAGATGACTTTCAAGAAGCCAGAGCATCTCTAAGGAGAGCGATGGCTTACAGTGAATCCGCTGTACAGAGCATCTTAGAGGTTGCACAGAATAGTGACAATCCAAGAGCATTCGAGGTTGCAGTGCAGGCTATCAAGTTGATGTCTGATCAAGCAAAAGATGCTATGGAAATCCAAGAGAAAAAACAAAAGATAGATCTTACAGATCCTAAGCAAGCATCAAAAATAGAAAATCAAACAAACATTTTATTTAATGGTAGCACTTCTGATTTGCTAAAAGCATTGAGTGCAAAGGAAGTGATCGAACATGACCCTTCAACTGACTAACCTAGAAGAAACTTCCTACCACGGCAATCCAAATCTAAAATCAATCGGGCATAGGCACGAATGGACGCCCGAGCAGATATTAGAATATCAGAAATGTATGGGCGACCCCATATATTTTATTGAAGCATATTGTAAGATTGTCACGCTAGATACAGGGTTGCAGCCATTCAAATTGTACGATTGCCAGAAAGAAAAAGTCAACTTTATTATGGACAATCGACGCTGCATTCTTATGGAGGGCAGGCAGCAAGGTAAAACAGTAACTGCGGCTGCGTGTATTCTTCATTACACTATATTTCAAGACAGCAAGACTGTTGCTATCATGGCGAACAAGAGTAACGCTGCAAGAGAAGTTTTAGCACGATATCAAATCATGTATGAGCATTTGCCTATATGGATGCAGCAAGGTGTAAAGACTTGGAACAAGGGTGACGTTGACTTAGAGAATGGATCAAGAGTATTTACAGCAGCTACTACATCATCTGGTATTCGAGGTAAGTCCGTAAACTGGTTGTACATTGACGAAGCGGCAATCATCCCAAACAATGTTGCAGAAGAATTTTTCACTTCAGTATATCCTACTATTTCTGCTGGTGAGACTACAAAGATTCTGCTGACTTCAACTCCATTAGGCTACAATCACTTCTGGAAGTTTTGGAACGATTCTGTAGAGAAGCGTAACGGCTTTGAGAACATGTTTATTCATTACAGCGCGATTCCTGGTAGAACCGAAGAATGGGCAGAACAACAGTTACAGTTATTAGGTGAATTGAAATTCAACCAAGAGGTCTTGTGTGAGTTTTTAGGATCATCCAATACGCTTATCAACGGCAAAACACTAGGCTCGCTTAGTGCTAAAGTGCCAATATATTCTAAAGACGGCTTGGACATATACGAAGAGCCAAAAAATAATAATTACTATATATTAGTAGCAGACGTTGCTAGAGGCGTCGGCGGTGACTACTCTGCATTTGTTGTTGCCGATGTAACACAGATGCCATATACAATCGTAGGCAAATATAGACACAACAAGATCTCACCTTTGCTGTATCCAAATATCATAGAGAAAGTCGGTAAAGACTACAATGACGCATTTATTCTAGTAGAAGCAAATGATATTGGACAACAGGTTTTAACTATCCTACATCAGGAAAATGAATACGAAAATATATTTACAACTGCCACAGAGAACGGCAGACAATTTATCACTCCTGGATTCGGCAAATCCGCACGATTAGGCGTAACCACATCTAAAGCAGTAAAGAGACAGGGGTGTTTCAGTTTTAAAAGTTTGATGGAGGAACGAAAACTTCTTTTATTCGACGCAGAAATTATATCAGAGTTATCGACGTTTATTGAACGAAGTGGCTCTTATCAGGCTGACGAAGGCTATAATGATGACTTGGCAATGTGCTTGGTATTGTTTGGCTGGGTTACAACCAACACATTTTTCTCGGACTTGACGAATGTTAATGTTAGAGAAGGACTGTATAATTCAGAAATGCGGGCAATTGAAAACGATTTAACACCTTTTGGTATCATCGATGATGGACAACAGCAGGAAATGGAAGTGATGGGTGGCGATTTGTGGTTGTTTGAAGAACCTAAATTACTAGATTTATAAATAAACAAAGTAATATAATTACAACGCTAAATTAATTCGAGGAGAATAATATGGCTTTTCAGCTTTCCCCTGGCGTTCTCGTACAGGAACAAGATGCCTCAAACGTAGTCCCCGCAGTCGCGACCACTATCGGTGGTTTTGCCGGAGACTTCAATTGGGGTCCTGTTGATGAAATTGTCACAGTCGCAAGTGAAAACCAATTGGTTGCACGATTTGGACGACCCAACACAACAGCAAACATAGACTTTTTAACTGCTGCAAGTTTTCTTGCATATGGTTCCGCGCTTAAAGTAGTACGCGCAACAGGAGCTGCACAAAACGCAACTGCATCCGGCGGCGAGTTGTTAATCAAAAACAAAGATGCTTTTGAAGCAGGCGGTCACGCCACAGTCGGTGTATGGGCAGCTAAATATCCCGGTGAACTTGGCAACAGTCTCAAGGTGTCAATGGCAGATTCAACTACATTCGGTGTAAGCTCTGTTGCGGCTGTTACTGTAGACACAGCTGGTTTAGGTTACACAACTGCTCCTACAATAACTTTTGTTGGTGAAGCAGATGCAATCGCTACTGGTACAGTTGTACTTATTGGCGAAACTGTAGGGTCTGTAGTCATTACATTCGCTGGCATAGGCTATGGATCAACGCCAACAGTTGTATTCGCTGGCGGCGGTGGTACAGGTGCAGCTGGAACGGTAGTGATGTCAACTGCATGGACTTACGCAAATGATTTTGACAGTGCTCCAGGTACATCTTCATATGCTACTAATAACAGCACAGTTCTAGATGAGATACACGTTATCGTTATCGACGAAGATGGCGCGATTACAGGTAGAGCGGGTACTGTACTAGAAAAATTCGCAGGTGTATCTAAAGCATCAGACGCTAAAGATGACTCTAACCAATCCAATTACTACGCAGACGTAATCAACGGGCAATCTAAGTGGATTTGGCACATGGCGCAACCCACAAACGGCACTGATTGGGGATCGTCTACAGTAGGCAACACTAGTTTCAACACTCTTATCAGCAGTGATGGCGACTTAACCAATTCATTGACAGCTGGCGCAGACGCTGCACCATCTGACGGAAATTTAATATCTGCATATGATCTATTCGCTAACGATGAATTAGTTGATGTAAACCTGCTTATCGGCGGTGGTCACAGTGCAACAGTACAAGACTCTATCATTGATAACGTTGCTGAGATTCGCAAAGACTGCATGGTGTTTATATCACCTCAATCAGCATCTGTAGTGAATAACTCAGGTAATGAAGCTGCAGCCCTTGTTGCTGAATTGACTAACTACACACGATCTTCTTACGCTGCAATGGACAGTGGTTGGAAGTACATGTACGACAAGTACAACGACAAGTATCGTTGGGTACCTTGCAGTGCTGATGTCGCTGGTGCATGTGTTACTGCTGATGCAACTGCTGATCCTTGGTTCTCTCCTGCAGGTACTGCTCGGGGTGCTATCAAGAATGCGGTTAAACTCGCTTACAGCCCAGGCAAAGTAGATAGAGATACACTGTACAAAGCGGGTATCAACCCAGTAGTTGGTGCAGTTGGCAGCGGCATCGTATTGTTCGGTGACAAGACATTGCTTAACAAGGCCAGCGCATTCAACCGAATTAATGTTCGTCGATTGTTTATTACAGTAGAAAAGGCAATTGCTACAGCAGCTAAATTCCAACTGTTTGAATTCAACGATGGTTTCACACGAGCCCAGTTCCGCTCATTGGTAACTCCTTTCTTGCGCGATGTGCAAGGCAGGCGAGGTGTGTATGACTTTAGAGTAGTGTGTGATGAAACAAACAACACGGCTGAAGTTATCGATCAAAATCAATTTAGAGCAGACATCTTCTTGAAGCCTGCGAAATCAATTAACTTTATCTCTCTGACGTTTGTAGCAACGCGAACAGGCATCAGTTTTGAAGAGTTAGGCGCCTAATAAATAGAATCAACAGGAGAACAATTCAATGAACATTGAAGATTTTAAAGCAAGATTGGGCGCGGGTGGAGCAAGGCCCAATCAATTCCGAGTGGACTTGGCGTTCCCGGGTTACGTTGGTAGCGTGGACAATAGCTACAGTTTGCTTGTTACGGGTGCGGCATTGCCCGCATCTAACGTCAATCCAGCTATCATTCAGTATAGAGGTCGCGAGATCAAACTTGCTGGTGAACGAATTTTTGATCCGTGGACAATCACTATTGTTAACGATTCAAACTTTTCTTTACGTCAACCATTTGAAGAATGGATGAACGGCATGAACGGTAGAGAAGATAACACAGGCGTTCTTACACCTAGCGCATATCAACAGCAAATTGTTGTCACACATTTAGATAGAAACGATGATCCACTACCAGGTGGCACATACGAATTGTTTAATGCGTTCCCTATTAACATGTCTGAGATTGCATTGCAGTACGCACAGAACGACATTTTTGAAGAATTTACAGTGACATTCCAATACACCCACTACGATGTAAGCTAATATATCGTGTGGACTAGGAGATTATAATGGAAATATTTGGGTTTGAAATAAACAGGACAAAGGCACGGGCGTCTGAAAAGTCGTTTGTGCCTCCCTCTGAAGACGGTGCTATAGATACAGTCCGCAATGCGGGTGGACACTATGGCACCTATTTGGATATTGAGGGTGCTGCAAACACTGAAGAACAATTAATAAAAAGGTATCGTGACATTTCTATGATGGCAGACGTAGATACTGCTATTGAAGATATCATCAACGATACAATTTCAAATCTAGATGATGAAAAGCCGGTATCTGTTAATACTGATTCGGTAAATGTTTCTGCCGCTGTAAAGAAGGCAATACATGATGAATTCGGTGAAGTGCTTAAATTGTTTGACTTTAACAACAGGGCACAGGATTATTTTAGACGTTGGTACATTGACGGTCGAATATACTTTCACAAAGTAATTGATACACAAAAACCAAAGCAGGGTATCACTGATATTAGATATATCGACCCTAGAAAAATACGTCTCATACGAGATGTTATAAAGGAAAAGGATCCTGACTCAGGCGTCCATTTCATCAAAGAAATTAAAGAATATTTTGTATACGATGATAAAGGAATTGCCAGCAAGCCTGGGCAAATACAGTCAAATAATGCATTGCATGATAGCAAAGCATTGCGTATTACTAAAGATGCAATTGCATACTGCCCATCGGGGTTAGTGGACCAAGATAAAAATATTCCTTTGTCATTCTTACATAAAGCGATTCGCCCAGCGAATCAATTAAGAATGATGGAAAACGCTGCGGTGATCTATCGTATCACTCGCGCACCAGAACGAAGAATCTTTTATGTAGATACAGGCAATCTACCTAGAATGAAAGCAGAGCAATACCTAAAAGATATTATGGATCGCTATCGTAACAAATTAGTATACGATGCTTCTACTGGCGAGATCCGTGATGATAAGAAATTCATGTCTATGCTTGAAGACTTCTGGCTACCACGAAGAGAGGGTGGCAGAGGCACCGAAATTCAGACATTACCTGGAGGTTCAAATCTAGGTGAGACAGGCGACATAGAGTACTTCCAAAGAAAGTTATATCAATCGTTGAACGTACCAGTCTCTCGGTTAGAACAGCAAGCAGGCTTAAATTTCGGTCGTAGCGCCGAGATAAATAGAGATGAATTGAAGTTTGTTAAATTTGTTTCTAAGCTGAGACGTAGGTTCAGTGTACTCTTTGATGACTTGTTAAAAACTCAGTTAGTACTGAAGGGTATTATTAAAGAAGATGAGTGGGCTGACATTAGAGAGACAATCCTATATAAGTTTGCCTCAGATGCATACTACACTGAATCGAAAGATCAGGAAATTCTTAGAAGTAGAACAGAAGTATTGAATGGTGTTGCACCGTTCGTAGGTCAATTCTTTAGCCGAGAATATGTACAAAAGAAAATTCTCATGCTAAGTGACGAAGAAATTACAGATATTAATTCTCAAATAGCAAGCGAACCAAAACCAGAAGGTAATAATAATGAGTGAAGTTGAAACAGAAGCAGAAGTTGGTCCAGAAGATGTTAGGCAGGATGCCATCAGAGATATGATGGACAAGTGGGCTAACGGAGAACTAACTGACGCACAAGATTCTTTTAATGGAATCATGAATGTTCGCGCTGATGAGTTAGTTGCTGATAAAAAGGCAGACATTGCCGCTGCTATATATAACGATGCGATTGAAACTGACGTTGAATATGCAGATGCATATGACGAACATGAGCTACCGGAAACTGAATCAGAGGCGGACAAGCAAGATGAAGAAATTTAACGAGTTTAGAGAGTCTGCTACAAGCGATTCTGAAGATATTCGCGCAAAAGCAGAACGACGAGCCGCTAGAAAGCAAAAGCAACTGTCAAAGATGTCAGCGGAAGAAGCGATGTCCTCTACAGCAAAACTCACTGCCGCTGAACTCGATGAAGCCGTACCCGGTGACGGTAAATTCCAGAAACAGTGGCGACAAGGTGCTAGACAAGTTAAGAAAGGTAATATCACACTTGTTCGTGGTGCGCGTGGTGGTCATAAGGTCATGAAAGGCGGGCGGCAAATTGACGAGTTCTCTTTTGATAGCGAATCTGATGATTTTGAGATCGGTCGACCCGGCGCGATGGGTAAGAAAAGATACGCCGACTCCATTGATGACATCTTCAAGATGTTTGAAGAAGCTGTACCCGTGGCTAAGACTTCTAAGGAAAAACCCACTGCCGCTCATCCTCAAGAGCCTAGCACTGAAGGTGATACTACACCTCCAAAGCAGGGTGATTCAGAAGATCCTAAGTTGACACACAATTGCGCAACTAAAGTAGTGCATCCTAAGTTTGGTGAAGGTAAGCCGATCATGGGTGAACATGCTGAACCAGATGCGAATGGTACAGTCTGGTGGTATAAAGTTATGTTTGAACATGGAATCGAAACCTGTGAAACTTATAGCATGGACGTGCTAGAAGAAGGCTCACATGGTAACCACAAGAAAAAAGGATACTAGGGAATAACATTAAATGGCATCTACTCAAGCAAATCTTAAATTAACACAGGTTCAAGGTGTTACGGCTGTGTCTGAGGATGGTAACACTCCAGCTGCACAGACAATTCGCCTCGAAAACGAACTTGTAAAAGTTACCGAAACAGTAAGTTCCCCGGTTGTAGATATTAGTGCCATTTATTGGACACTCGGTGATGGTGCAACCGCTACTATTACAAGAAATAATGTTCTGCTGCATACTTTGCACATGTCAGGGAACTTAGAATTTTACGGCTTCTCTGATAACAGAGAGAACGAAGACGATATTGTCGTTAGTGTCACTGGCGCTGGTGGTACAGTGATTGTACAGACAGCAAAAATTGCAGGCTATGGTCCGCAGCAGCATCAAGATCAAGGAGCATTAGGCTAATGAGATTTATTACAGAACTCAATGAAGACATCCAATATTACTTAGAAGAAAGCAATGGAAAGAAAAATCTTTACATTGAGGGTGTTTTCTTACAATCCAATTTAAAGAATCGCAACGGTAGAATGTATCCCAAAGAAGTTATGCGAAATGAAGTCGCACGATACACTGCTGAAAGTATTGACAAGAAGAGAGCATTAGGCGAACTAGGCCATCCAGAAGGACCTTCATTGAATCTTGATCGTGTTTCACATATGATCGTATCATTGAAAGAAGAAGGCGATAACTGGATAGGTAAAGCTAAGATTTTAGACACTCCCATGGGAAAAATCGCAGCTAATTTGATTGAAGCAGGCGCTCAGTTAGGCGTCAGTTCAAGAGGGCTTGGATCCATTAAAGAAAAGAATGGAATCAATGAAGTCCAAGACGATTTTATGCTGGCAACAGCCGCTGACATCGTAGCAGATCCTTCTGCACCAGATGCATATGTTGAAGGTATTATGGAAAATAGAGAATGGGTAATGGTTGACGGTATCTGGACTGCAAGAGATATGGAACAAGCACAGCAAACAATTCGTCGGGCATCTAGTCGTGAACTAGAAGAAGCGAAGATGCAAGTGTTTAGCTCATTCTTGGACAAGTTATCCAAAATTTAAATTTATATAAATAAACACGTTGACAAACTTTAAGGAGACATTAAATGGCTGTCGAATCCAAAATCAGAGAGCTCCTTGGCAAGGTCGGTGAAGTAGACGCTACTGACGCCCTTGTTGAGGAAGCCCAAAGCATTAAGGAAAAGGCTGGTCTACCAAACTCGAAAGATGTTGGTGACAAGACTACCCCTACACAGGGAAACTCAAATGCTAACCCAGAACAAGAAGACTTATCAGGTTCAGATGACAAGGGTGGATTAACTTCACCTGTTGGAAAAGCTGCATCTGCAAAGGCTTCAAAAGACAAAACACTACCTAAAGGTAACGGTGCTGGACAAGCTCCAAACTTTGACAGTGGCACAGACACTGCGTCTGTTGTAAATAAACCAACATCTGCTGGCGTCCGCGAAGAGGAAGAAGTAGAAGTTGAAGAAGATCAAGAAGTGATCGCTGAAGATGAAGTAGAAGAAATTTCTGCTGAATTTGACAGTGAACTGGTAGAGCAGGACATCGCTACTCTGTTTGCTGACGAAGAACACCTAAGCGAAGACTTCAAAGTAAAAGCTGCATCTATTTTTGAAGCGGTACTTACTGCTAGAGTATCGTCAGAAATTGACGCGATTGAATCTGACATCCGAGAAGAAGCAAAAGTAGCTGAAGAAGAGTTCCGTGTTGATATGGTCGAGAAGATCGATGCATATCTTACATACGTTGCTGAAAATTGGATGAAAGAAAATGAACTTGCTATTGAGCGAGGACTCAGGACAGAAATTACTGAGGACTTTATCAAGGGCATGAAGAGCTTGTTTGAAGACCATTACATCGAAGTACCGGCTGAGAAGTATGACGTACTGGGTGAAATGCAGACTCAAATTGATGCACTGAAGACTAAGTTGGACGAGAACGTTGCAGAGAAGATTGCAATGGTTGCTGAAAACGTAGTACTACACCGTCAACAAGCACTTGCGGAAGCGTCTACTGATCTGACTGTAACAGAAGCAGAAAAACTTGCTAAATTGGTTGAAAACGTTGAGTTTGATACTGAAGACATGTTTGCTGAGAAAGTATCTGTAATCAAAGAGAATTATTTCCCTAAGGTTAAAGCTACAACCGAAGATAAAATGCAAGACACTGTAGAAGAAGAGTTCATCACAGAAAACAATGCAATGGCGATATACACACAGTCTATCAGCAAAGCAGTCAAAAAGTAATTTTTTATAAATAGTAATAATAATATTATATACAACACAACCAAGTTAGGAGAAACTTAAATGTATCTTTCAGAGCAATTACAACAGAAATGGAGTCCTGTCCTCGAACACGCGGATTTGCCTGCCATTAAAGACCCGCACAAGCGAGCAGTCACTACTATCATTCTTGAAAACCAAGAGAAAGCTCTGCGTGAAGAAAGGCACGCTTTGTTTTCAGAAGCAGCACCTAGCAACAGCGTAACTGGCGGCGGAATCGACAACTACGATCCAATTCTTATCTCATTGGTACGGCGCGCACTTCCTAACCTTATGGCATATGATGTCGCTGGCGTTCAGCCAATGACTGGACCTACTGGTCTTATCTTTGCTATGAAGTCGCACTACGGCACACAGAACGGCGCTGAAGCACTGTTCAACGAAGCTGATTCTGACTTCTCTGGTGCAGGTCAACATGCTGGCTCAAACCCAGTAGACGGTGCTTACACAACAGGTACTGGCGTTGCAACAGCAACAGGCGAAGATTTCGGTGACAGTGTTACTCTTAACGAGATGGCATTCAGCATCGAAAAGACAACTGTTACTGCTAAGACCCGTGCGTTGAAAGCTGAGTACACAGTAGAACTTGCACAAGACTTGAAAGCAGTACACGGTCTTGACGCAGAAGGCGAGTTGAGCAACATCTTGTCTCAAGAAATTCTTGCTGAAATTAACCGCGAAGTAATTCGCACAATCTACAAAGTCGCTAAGCCTGGTGCTGCATCTACTGCAACTGCTGGTACTTTCGACTTAGACGTTGACTCTAACGGTCGTTGGTCTGTAGAGCGTTTCAAGGGCTTGTTGTTCAACATCGAGCGTGATGCAAACGTAATCGCACAAGACACTCGACGTGGAAAAGGTAACTTCATCATCTGTTCAGCAGACGTTGCAAGTGCTTTGGCTATGTCAGGCGTTCTTGACTATACTCCTGCTTTGTCTACTGACTTAAACGTTGACGATACTGGCAACACTTTTGCTGGTGTGCTTAACGGACGTTACAAAGTTTATATCGATCCGTACTCCGCCAACACTGGTTCTGCTAGTCAGTTCTACGTTGCAGGCTACAAGGGTTCTAGTGCGTATGACGCAGGTATTTTCTACTGCCCGTACGTTCCTTTACAGATGGTTCGCGCAATCGACCCAGCGACATTCCAGCCAAAGATCGGCTTCAAGACTCGCTACGGCATGATCGCTAACCCGTTCGTAACACAAGCTAACGGTACAACTGACGCTGATACATTTACTGCATCTCGCAACCAGTACTACCGCAAAGTTAAAGTAACGAATTTGATGTAAGAAAAATAGTCTCTTTAGAGATCGATTTTAAGAGCGCACTTCGGTGCGCTTTTTTTTGCCTTATAAATAGTTGCATGACTATATTGAAGCATGTAACAGACTTGCATGGTGGTAACAGAAATGAGTATGCAACTGCACGGCCTATCCCATCTGTTGTCCTAGAAAACTTTCTCCCTGTTAACTTTGCGCTAAGGCTATATAAAGAAGCGCAGACTATTCCCGAAGAATACTGGACTATCTTTACAAGAAATAATAGTAGTATGCAAGAATGTATACAGCTGCCGCATATGCCTGTTGCTAGAGAATTGCTAGAGCAGTTACATAGCAGTGAGGGGCTACGTTGGCTAGAAGATCTTACAGGCATCTCTGGCCTCATCCCTGACCCGCATATCACAGGAGCAGGGTATTCTAAAAGCTGGATCGGAGATTCGCTCAAAGTACATACTGACTTTAATTGGAACGAACAACTGAAGCTGCATAGAGCCTGTGCATTTATAGTATACCTGACGCCTGATTGGAAACCAGAATACAACGGTGCATTTGAATTTTGGGATCTCGACAAAAAGGAATGCATCAAAAGTGTAGACTGCCTTTTCAATCGCGCTATCATATGGAATGATCATATGAGAGGGTTTCATGGTTATCCGAAGACTATAGATTGTCCTGAAGAAATGCACAGAACAACATTCAGATTGTTTTTCTATACTAGCAACTCTACATATAACCCAGATGATAGACCTCATAGAAGTTTGTACTGGTATGATAGAGAAGCTAACGCGCCATATGATATAACCTCGAGAAAATGATAATGGAAAACCAGCTATTCGTGTTAACAGATGGCGGGCACAGCATACTCAGTAATATAACACAGCCTAAAACAAACATGACCAAGTTTATGTCAAGCCGTATTTCGGAAGAACCTGAGGTTGTACTATTTTATAACGAAACTGATCGAACACAACATCAAATACCTTTAAGAAAATTTATCAGCGATGATCTTTGGCAAACATTCAAGGACAACCCTAATTGGAAATTAGTGATATCATATGTCACTGACTACTATAATTACTATGACATAGATCATTGGATTTCTATGTTTGAAAAACACAATATGCAAAATCAAATGCATAAAGTTTTTATTGGCTGCCTTGATATAAACTTTGAGTCTCTACTACACCGAGCGTTTAAAAAAAGAGAGTTTCCCTTACCGACAACTTACCTGCAACCTGTCTGGGTAAATTATTGTCACAAGATTGGACTGGACAGCAATCCAACACCAACTAAAAAATTTAGTATATTCAGTAGAAATTTTAAAGCTGAAAGGCTTGATTTATTTTACAGACTGCATGAAAGAAGTATTTTAGACCCAAGCACTTGCAATTTTACTTTTTGGAATTGCAATCCTTATAGCGGCGGTGAGTCCACCCTAAAGTATAGTGTTTCCGAAATGCAAGTAATGTATGCCAATTGGCTTGAATCGAATGACGTGGATTATAAGTCACATCACAAACACGAAAAAATACAACAATTTTTAAACGCCGTTCCCTACACTTTAAACGACTATGCTGTCGATAGCAAGTCGCTTATTGATAAATGGAATGATCTTATCATTACCGCTATACAAGATGCTTGCTTCCATGTTGTCGTTGAGTCACACTTTAAACATTATGCTATAGAGTTTATACATTTAGATACTGCTACATCATATCATGCTCCGGTTGCGCCTATATTAGCACACCCAGAGAAATCTAGATTTAAACTCACATACAATGATTTTTCAGCAACCTTTATTACAGAAAAAACATACAAAGCACTGATAAGTAAAAGACCATTCATAGGATATGCAAGTGCATATTATCTAGAACACATAAAAAGCATGGGGTTCAAAACATTCTCTCCTTGGATTGATGAGAGTTATGATACAGAAGAAAATGATGAGCAGCGATTGCAACTCATAGTAAAAGAAATAGCAAAACTTAATTCTATGTCGCTTCCTGATTTACACAATATGCTTTCAGAAATGGAAGAGATACTTGCGCACAACCGCGATCATGTATCCGTTTTAGCTTCTAACCACACTCTACCAGAGGAAATTTCTTGGATAAATGATAGAAATATCTGTATGGCACCGCACTTCAGAGAGATATAAATAGTACATAACTTTAGGAGATATCATGGCATACAATCCGATAACTAATGTCGCTGAAGCAGGTTTAACAGGTGCGACAAATCCATCTGAGTTAGACTTTCTTAGACCTACTGGGTTCAAGTTTCAGATACACAACATTCCAAATGTGTCCTTCTTTTGTCAGGCAGCTAACTTGCCGCAGATGTCTATTGGTTCGCCTGAAGTAGAAACTCCACTATCAACTCTTGCGTTTCCCGGTGACAAGCTGAGATTCGGTGAGCTAGTTATTAGATTCCTTGTACAAGAAGATATGTCTAATTACAAAGAATTGTACAACTGGATGATAGGCTTAGGTTCTCCTGAAGACCATAAACAATTTACAAAATATATAGATGGACAACGATACCGATTTCCGAATCAAAATCAAAGAGCTAAAGACCTTGGTCAGTTCAGTGATGCTGATCTTTTCGTTCTTGATAGTAACAATAATCCTGCAAATCGTATTTCTTTTGTAGACTGTTTCCCGGTTAGCTTGGAAGGACTTGACTTCGACATTAGCTCCGGTGATCAAAACTACTTTGTTGGTGTCGCGGCATTCAAATATCGACTATTTACAGTAGAAACGGTCACATAGAGCTTGACTTTTATACCGTAATGCGGTATAATGTGTATAAATAAGACCTCTAGAGATTATTATGATAACATTGAAAGAACTCCAAGACTCTTGGGCTGTAGACTGTAGGATTGACGAACTATCACTCGGCAAAGAGTCTACACGCACCCCTGAACTACACTCAAAATATCTAAACCACATGTCAGATGTAAGATTGCATTTGCGTAGATCACAAGCCGCCCTATATAAGTTGCGCAAGATCAAGACCTCATACTTTCGCGGCGAACTCTCTAGAGACGAGCTTGTTGCATTAGATTGGGATCAATGGTTAGGACCCAAGCCGCTGAAATCTGACATGAACGAAATGCTCGACTCAGATGATGATGTGATCGAGCAAACAAACAAAGTAGAATACATCGCAACTGTCGGTGATTTTTTAGAGCGGGTGTTACGCAATCTAAATAGTAGGACATGGGACATCAAAAACAGTATAGAGTGGACTAAATTCACTAACGGGCTTTTGTAATGATAACAGTGACTAAAAAGAATGAAGTTTATCTGATTGTAGATTGCGATGTCAGCACTCTACAGGAGATCAATGACTTCTTTACTTTTGAAGTACCAGGCGCACGATTCATGCCTGCGTACAAGTCACGCATGTGGGACGGCAAAGCTAGATTGTTCAACATCTATGCTAAAGAATTACCAGTTGGATTGTTATCATATCTTGAAGGATTCGCAAAGCAACTAGAATACTCAATAAGTATAAATATCGACGTTATCGGCGATCCGGTATCAAACTCATATATCGAAAACTTTACAAAGGAGTTAAATCTACACACTAATGGCAAATCAATCGAAGCCCGTGATTACCAAATTGAAGCTGCGTCTACTGCGATTCGCTCAGGACGCCAACTCTTACTTAGCCCCACTAGCAGTGGTAAGTCTCTCATTCTTTTTACCCTGGTTCGTTATTATCAGCGTTTAGGAAAAAAACAACTCTTAGTTGTCCCGACCACTTCATTAGTGGAGCAGATGTACGGAGACTTTCAAGACTATGCATCTGAAACAAATTGGCAAGCATCTGAAAATGTCCATCGTATATACGGTGGTAAAGAAAAATCAAATGAATTTCCAATCACAGTAACAACCTGGCAATCCATATATAAGTTCCCAAAGAAATGGTTTGAGAAATTTGATGTTGTATATGGGGATGAGGCGCATTTATTTAAAGCAAAATCACTGACTAGCATTATGAATAAATGTGAGAATGCGCCTTATCGATTCGGTGCTACTGGTACGCTTGACGGATCAAAGACACATAAACTGGTATTAGAAGGATGCTTCGGACCAGTGATAAATGTCACAACCACAAAAAAACTCATGGACGAAGGCAGTATCGCTAAATTAAAAGTGAACTGCATCGTCCTACAATACCCTGACGAAGAAAGGAAAAAAGTCAAGGGTATGACATATCAAGAAGAAATGGACTATCTCGTATCTAATGTTAAGAGAAATGTCATTCTAAGAAATCTATCTACCACACAAAAAGGAAACTCACTCGTATTATTTCAATACGTTGAGAAGCATGGCTCGATATTATACGATATGATTAAACGTAAAGTAGCTGATGGGCGCCCTGTGTATTTCGTATACGGTGGCACTGACACTGATCAGCGTGAGAAGATTCGCGCATTGACAGAGAAAGCAAATGATGCTATCATCGTTGCGTCTTACGGTACATTCTCTACAGGCATCAACATAAGAAACTTACATAATGTCATCTTTGCATCACCCAGCAAATCTCGCATAAGAAACTTGCAGTCTATTGGTAGAGGACTTAGGAAAGGTGATGACAAAACTACATGTAACCTGTATGATGTTGGTGATGATCTGTCTTGGAAGTCCAAGAAGAACTACACGTTGAACCACATGATTGAGCGAATCAAATTATACAATGAAGAAAGTTTTGATTACAAGATTGTGAACCTTGATGTTTATGGGGAAAAGAAATGAACGTGAAAGCCTACATCATATCTTACTTCGGTAGTAAGGATCAGCCAGAAGCCAGAAGCATCCGTTTAGAAAATCACAAAAAGCAGATTGAATTCTGGCAAAACACTTGCCCTAATATGCAAATTAAAGTTTTAGCACAAGACTATTACGCGGATGAATATATACCTGGCGTTGAGTATTTGCCGCATGCTTTGGTTCCGCCTGGAAAAGCTAGAAATCTATTGCTTGAGGCTTTCTATGCAGATAGCACACATGAGTGGGCTTTGTTTATGGACAACGATGCTATACTAAAAGAACATGCAGAATTCCCACACACAGGTATTAATATATGTGACGTAATCACTGACTACCCAGAGAATTTTGAGGGAGTTGATCTGTTCTTCCCTCACTGGGACGGTAGACCGGGAGACGGCGCATTCAAAGACAAGTACAGCAATCTTGATAAAAATTATCTCAATGTTAAATGGAACGAGGAGTTGTGCTTCGATAGAAAGTTTGGATCTATGAAAGGTACGATGTTCTTTCTAAGAAAAAATAATGCCAAGGTCATGTTCAGAGAAGAGTTTGATTATGTAGATGGGCAGTTAGTAGTAGGCGAAGATGATTTCTTTGCACTTGAATGTGCTATGAATAGTTATGGTACTTACATTCTAAGAAACATTATGTTGAAGGAGTTCACATCTCCTAGTACACACGCTGGAGCACAGAACACTCGTAAAGCAGAGATGGATAAGGGTGATAAGATCTTTAGTAAAGTATATGGTTTGCCTGCAAGTAGAGGGCAGTGGTATAAATATGTAGGAAGACGATACGGGATATATCTTGACAAGAGAATAACAAGGCCATATACAAAAAACTATGTTGTTCACACTTTGGAGTCGCTTTTCGCATGACTGATAAAATAAAACTTTTTAAACTAATAACAGGTGATCAGATCATTGCTATGGTTGATGAGGCTACCATTGACTTGGATGAGTATATTACGTTATCTTTTCCTGTTGAGGTTCTTACTGAATATACTGAAACGCAGAGAGGTCTGCATGAACGATTTAATTTGAAACCTTGGCAGTCTCTTACAAGCTCGGATTCATTGACTATAAATAGTAGTGTAATACTTTATGTTACTGAAATGAAAGAAGAGTTTGTAACTGAGTACATGGGAACAGTTGAGCACTTTTATATGGGAGGAAAAGATTCGATGGAAGATGAAGAGCTACCGAAACTGAAAGCATCTAAGCAGACATCTACTGTACATTGATGTTATTCCTTTAAACGCTACATAGCGAAGTGTACAGCAAACCGTATACGTTGTCAAGCGTTATTTTTATTTTTTTTATTATGGAGACCCAAAGTGAAGACAAAAACGAAGAATGCTCACTACATCGACAACAAAGAATTCTTAAAACAAATTTCTGAGTATCGAGAAAGGGTGATCACCGCGAAAGAAGCAGATGAGCCTAAGCCTCGTGTCACCAATTATCTCGGTGAATGCATGGTAAAGATTGCAAACCATTTAGCATACAAATCCAACTTTGTCAATTATACCTTCCGAGATGAAATGATTTTGGATGGCATTGAAAACTGCATCACATATATTGACAACTTCAATCCTGAAAAATCTAAGAATCCGTTTGCATATTTCACGCAAATTACCTACTATGCTTTTCTGCGCAGAATTCAGAAAGAAAAGAAACAACTAGACATCAAGCAAAAGTATATCCGAAGTGTTGACATAGAAGGTATCATTGCGGTTGAGGGTACGACAGGAAACACGGATTATTTAGACTTTCTTCGTAGGCAGGCAGATGATGCTGCAATGCTACATGAGAAGCACAAAGACCAGAAGCTGGCTAAACGTAGACCGAAATACTTCGATGATGCGGAGGCAATCAAACTTGCAAAAGAAAAGGTCGAAAAATTTAAAGATTTGGCTGATTAGTACTTGACACTACATTGGATTGATTGTATAATGTGCGCATGAATATTAGATACTCCGAGATTTTTTATAGCTTCCAAGGTGAAGCAGAACTAGCTGGCACACCCACTGCATGGCTTCGATTTTTTGGTTGCAACTTAGAATGCAACGGCTTCGGTCAGAAGAAGCCTGAAGATGAAACCACGTGGATACTCCCATACAAAGACTATGACCTGATCAATGTGAAAAAGGTTGAAGATCTTCCTGTGTGGCAGTATGGGTGTGACAGCTCCTACTCATGGTCAAAAAAGTATAAGCATTTGGCTGAAGACTGCGATGTTGAAGAAGTTTGTAACAGGCTAGAACGAGTGTTGCCTTTCAATAAATTCACACATCCTGTCACCGGTCAAGAGAACATGCTTGCTTTTACAGGCGGTGAACCCATGTTACGCCAGAAGCAGATGAAGGCAATCGTCAACGAGTTTCTGATTCGCGGTAACCCACCTAAGATAATCACTGTAGAAACAAACGGTACAAAACCACTGAAGCCTGAATTGCGAGATTTCATCAACGTGTATCTCGCGGATATGGGTATACGTTGGCATTGGGCTATTAGTCCTAAGACGTTGTTTACTGCTGGTGAGAAAGGCAAAATCATGCCAGATATCTACGTCGATTACTTGCAGGCAACACGAAGCACAGGCATCATAAAATTTGTATGTAACGGCACAGAGAATTCTTGGAACGAGATTGATTACTGGTGTCGCAAAACAAATGCGCTGGCTGATTCAAATGAGATTCCTCATCCAGAAGTTTGGATAATGCCTGTAGGTGCTACAAAAGAGGAGCAAGAACAGGTTGCTGACATTTGTATGGAGGCGATGTGTCGTGGATATAAAGTGGCTACAAGAAATCATAGCTACGTTTTCGGCAATGCGATAGGTACATAATGCATATAACATGGGAACAGTATGATGCGATGCTCCGTAAACTATATCGTCAGGTACAAGATCAAAATTACGACATAATTATAGGTGTTACGAGAGGCGGTTTAGTTCCTGCTGTGCATCTGTCGCACTTGCTAGGCATACCAATGGCTACTGTTCAGTACCAATTGAGAGATGGTGATGGCTCAATGCACATCGCCTCACATGAAGGTTACCAAAAGGCTTTAATTGTTGATGACATCTGTGACACAGGTGATACAATAAGAGGCTTATCTGAAATATTTAAGAACACCGATTTTGCCGTTATAATGGACAAGATAGGCGATAGTATGGTGAAATATAGGGCAGAGTATTTCTTCGGTGATGACTGGGTAATTTTCCCATGGGAACGATAGTAGCATTTGGTGACAGTTACACCTCGGGTCTAAATAAACCAGACCCGAACAATCGTTACTATGTCACACCTTTTGTTGAGCATATTGCGAATCGGTTGGGATATGATCTAGTAAATTATGGTATAGATGGAAACTCAAATCCCGCAATTGCTAGCCAGATAATGGCGCATGATTTTAAGGAAGATGACTTTGCGCTTGTAACATGGAGTGGGTTATCTAGGGATTGGGACTGGGATCCTGACAAGTTCCGATTTGTGAAAGCGAATCTTAGGGTAAGAAACGGTAGACCAACGGATGTTTGTTGCTACATGTCAGAGTTTTCTATCAGATCGGCAGAAAATTACTTGACAAAGAATTCAGTTTCGTTTATAATGTGCTCTGGGTTCATAGAACACTTTGCGATTTCATCTGAGAATTGGAGTCATTGGATGTCAGGTACCCTAAAAGAATTATGTGAAGATGATCTGGAATTGTGTCAACATCCTAGCGCGGGTGGGCATATTAAAATTGCAGATGGTATATTAAAAGATGTGGAGAGCAGGTTGAATGATAAGCACTACTATTAAAAACAGAATTGAGGCTGATGGTAATCGGTACTACGCTGCTGATAACATCTCAGAATTTATTGAAGAAGGCGAACATGATTTGCTGATTGATGAACTATCAATTAAATTTGAGGGTGTGCTACAGTCTCTTATCATCGACACTGAAGATGATCCGAATAGTATGGGTACTGCGAAACGATTAGCAAAAATGTATGTCAATGAAATTATGTCTGGTCGCTACTATCCTGCTCCGAGAGTAACATCATTTCCTAATGATGGTAAGTATGATCAACTTATTGTTGTTCGCAGTGATATACGGAGCATGTGTTCACATCATCATCAACCTGTATCAGGAGTGTGCTATATCGCGTGTATGCCAGGTGATCGCGTTATAGGGCTATCAAAATACACACGCATTGCCCAGCATTTATCACAGCGCGGGCATTTACAAGAAGAACTCACTGAAATGATCGCAGCACAAATTGAAGCACTTACCGCTTCTAAGGCAGTTGGTGTTTACATTCGTGCTAGACATGGTTGCTGTGAAAATCGAGGCATCATGTCATCTAACAGCGCAACGCAAACGACTGTACTCAAAGGCGAACTAAAAACAAATCCCGCATTGAAGAGTGAATTCATGCACAATGTACAAATACAGGAGACATTAGGTGCCAGTTAAACATGTGATGGTTGACCTTGAGACACTCAGCGTCAGACCTTATGCTAGTATTCTTTCTATTGGTGCTGTAGCATTTACAGTTGAAGAGGGTGTTTTAGATACATTCTATATCAATGTTGATGCAAAGTCATGTAAAGATGTGGGCTTACATATATCGAAAGATACTGTTGAGTGGTGGTCAAGACAATCAAAAGAAGCAAGAGCAGCTTTGACCGTAGACCCACAACCCGTTGGTGACGCACTAGATAAATTTGCTGCGTGGTATGGCACTGATAGAAAAAATACTGTCATCTGGGGCAACGGCGCTGCGTTTGACATCGCAATATTAGAATCAGCCTATTGGAATACCAATAGAGTTATTCCTTGGACGCCATGGAAAGTACAGTGTTTCAGGACAGTGTTGAATCTAGTTGGTGTTAGCAATGCTAATATCCGCAAAGCAGAGGCTGATACTCACCACAACGCGCTAGATGATGCGATGAGTCAGACGCGGACTTTATTGACTATACTCAGGAGTTAGCATGAAACAGCCTAAAATTCTTCGTGACAGTACCGATATCAAGATGAATCATAAGGGTGATTTAGTCGTTAGTATTCGTAATGGTTTTGGTCAAATAGAAGAGCATAAAGTACTTGACATGAATCAAGAAACCATCTATAATGTGCTGATTGATATGTACTATCTAGGTAAACTAGAACAACGCGATGATATAAAGAGGGTGTTAGGTCTATGAATGTATTCAAACTAAACGAAGATCCTACTGTTGCTGCAATGTTACAGAACGATAAGCATGTGGTGAAGATGGCTACGGAATATGCGCAGTTGCTGTCTACTGCTCACCGCGTACTTGACGGTGAAATGTATGTCGATAGAACTGCAAACAATCGACGTATCAAGCGTTGGCGCATGACTGATGATGTAATGGAGTCTACGCTGTACAAGGCTAGCCATATAAATCACCCTTCTAACATATGGACACGCGAAACTACTGCCAACTATCGATGGTTGCATACGTTGTGGGTCGAGACTTGCAAAGAGTATACCTTTCGTTATGGTAGGGAACATGGCTCATATACCAAACTACACACATTAGTTGCAGACTTACCCGCGAATGTGCCTGAAGGTGTCCTTACTACATTGCCGCAAGCAATGCCCGATGATGTCAAAGGGGCTGATGCTGTGTTGGCATATCAAAAATATTATCGTCAATACAAGGCGCATTTCTCTAGGTGGACTAACAGAGATACACCGGACTTCATGAATGCATAAGCTAGAGTATGTAGTATCAGGTACAAGCTATATGCGAATTGCAAATCCTCTCGCGGCTCAGGATCCTGATATTGCTGGCGTGATAAATCAAATCTTTGATAATTTTATCAACAATCATTATAGTCACGATTATTCTATCTTGTATAACGCATATCAGGAAGCAGACTATGGTGGGCGATTTGAACCTTACAGAGATCACATCAAAAACATCCACGCAGACTCTGGCGGCTTGCAGATAGTCACGCAAGGCAAGACTATCACCGAAGAGTTGAAAGAAAAGGTATATCATAATCAAGCAGAATTTGCTGATGTTGGTATGTGTTTTGATGAAATACCTATCATCATGCCAAGTGGTAAGTCAGATAGAAACGATGTCTCAGGTAGATACTTTGATTTTGAAAACTATGAGGCACTTGCTAAAAAAACAGGCAACAATGTTAGAAAGCAAGTAGAGATATTTGATGCCAAATCAAGCTCCTGTAAGTCGTTTGCAATCTTACAAGGGAATTGCTATGACACATACATGACTTGGTTTGATAGGCTTCTATCTGAAGTGCCTCAGAGCGCACACGGCTACATTGGAGGCATTGCTATGGGTGCGGCTGCACTCGGAACAGGGCCGCTTGAGGATGTGAAACGCGCATTCATTGCTAGTCAGGTTCCCTTTAGAAATGTAGAAGGTAAATTACATCTTCACGTTCTAGGAGTCGGTAGTGTTCGACGCATGATTCCTTATCTGATCTTCTGTCAGAATGGATTGTATGATCATGTTGTAATTTCATACGATAGCACCTCGCATGCAAGAGCAGCAGAGAATGGATTGTATTTTATCAATGGTAGAACTATGTCTATAGGTAGAGCGTGGGGTCCTAACTATGAATTAATTTACAACGATCTCAATTCAGTTATGGATGTAGGTACTACTATTGAAGACTTCTACAATGTGCTAAACAACGGCGTAGGTGACTACAAGAAACTAGGCGGCGATCTGTATATGTGGATGCGTGTTAGGACTATGGTTGTTGCAGGTAGTACTCGAAACTTCATGCGAACTATGCAAACCATGCTGACTGACAAGGATGCTTTATTGAAGTATTCGGTCAAGATGCGGCTTGAACATCAATTCAGAAACTTGTATAATATCAAATCTGTTGACGATTTCCGTAGATGGGAATCTGATCAGTATCTGGGAGGTAGTATGAAATCTACCCCTGTACGAACAGACGCACCGCCGTCATTAGAGGATTTGTTTTTATGAGAAAAAGTTTTATTCAGGTTAGTTTTCAGAAAGAAGGCATTCACAAATACCCTGCCGCTGCAAATCTACCTGGTGTAGAATTTTTGCAATATCCACATCGGCATATGTTTCACTTCTATGTGACTCTTGGAGTGTTTCATGATGACAGAGATGTTGAATTCATACTATTGAAGCGTGAACTTGAAGCGTTATATGATGGCGGGACTTTGCAGTTAAACAATCAATCATGTGAAATGCTTGCAGATAGTCTGCTTGATTACATGGAAGCATATTACCCTGACAGGGCTTGCAAGGTTGAAGTTTACGAAGATGATGAGAATGGGGGTATTGTACAGAATGATCTATTTAGTTGATCTAGAATATTTAGAGACTCGCTACACCGCGCAGTGGAAAGTACATTTTCCTGAGACTATTAGAAATGCGGGTGAGGCTGTGACTGTCATTGACGGCCCTGATAACATTGCTGAGTGCGCAACACCTGGTGCATTTCTAAATTTCTCTGGTACGAACATCTACAAGTCTGAGCAAGTCAGAAAAATTGCTGAGTTGTTTCATACAAACAAAGTCAAGCCAGGTGACAAGTTTGTATTCGCTGATGCGTGGCATCCAGGTATAATTAACTTAAAATACATGTCACAGTTGCTAGGTGTACCTGTAGAAACTCACGGTCTTTGGCATGCAGGTTCGTATGACCCTAATGATTTTCTAGGTGCGCATGGTGATCAGCGATGGTTGCAGCATGCTGAGAAAAGTTTTTATTATGCATACGACTACAATTGGTTTGCATCGCATGATCACAAGGGTATGTTCAATCTCTACTTTGGAACCGATAGAACGTATCGAACCGGCTGGCCTATGGATTATTTGATTCATGAGATTACGCATGACTCACGTGGTATCGATAAAGAGGATGTGATACTATTCCCACATCGATTAGCTGTAGAGAAACAGCCTGAAATATTCAGAGATATGCAAAAACATTTACCTGAGTACACACTGGTGATAGCACAAGATGAATCTCTCACTAAAGCAGAGTATCATAAGTTACTTGGTTCAGCCAAGATGGTGTTCTCTGCAAACTTACAAGAGACTCTAGGTATAGGTTGCTATGAAATTCTATGTGCAGGTGGCATGCCGTTAGTGCCTGATGCTCTATCGTACAGCGAAATGTATAGTCACGAATTCAAATATCCATCTGATTGGACAGCATCTTTTTCTCACTATGAGCAGCACCGTGAAGAGTTGTTTGACCGTATTCGACAGATGATGACATTCTATGATGATGGTTTGATGATACATAGTATAGAGAAAAATTATAAGTTTCTAACAGAAGAGTATTTCTCTGCTGGCGGTTTGATTAATGTACTAAGAGGTGAAGAATGATGCACTTGTCCACAAAAACATACGGCCATGAGAGAGGGCTTTCATGTACGTTCCGGCAGCCTAACGCGACACATAGCCATTGCTCCTTGTTGCATGGGTATTCTCTAGGGTTCAAATTTACTTTTGCGTGTGCAAGTTTAGATGATAAGAACTGGGTCGTAGATTTCGGTGGACTGAAAGAACTTAAATATTGGCTTGAAGATAACTTTGACCACAAACTTGTTGTCGATGTTAACGATCCAGCAATGAATACGTTTGAGGAGTTAGAAGTAGCTGGGCTCGCATCGCTGACTATACTTGATGGTGTAGGGTGTGAAAAGTTTTCTGAACACGCATTCGTGTATGCTGACGAAATGGTTAGACACATGACAGACAATCGCTGTTGGGTAACCGAAGTTGAGTGTATGGAGCACGGTGCAAACTCAGGTGTATTTTACGCATGAAGGTAGCAATCATCACGGATACGCACTTCGGTGCTAGATCGGATTCTATTCCGTTTGACAATTTCTTTGAGAGTTTTTACAATGATGCGTTTTTCCCTGAGATAGAAAGGCAGGGAGTTAAAACTATAATTCACTTGGGTGATATTTTTGATCGACGAAAGTATATCAACTTCAACACCTTGGCAAGTTGCAAGAGATATTTTTTTGATGAGGCACGCCGCAGAGGTATAGATATACATCTTATACCAGGCAATCACGACACCTATTTCAAAAATACAAATGAAGTAAACTCACCCAACCTATTACTTGCAGAGTATGACAACATAATTTTGTATCAAGATCCGACTGAAGTTAAGTTCGGTAATACTAATATTCTACTGATGCCTTGGATCTGTTCAGAGAATTATGCAGCATCAAAAGATGCTTTGGAGAATGCAGATGCTACCATTTGTTTTGGTCATTTTGAACTTGCTGGTTTCCAGATGTATAAAGGCGTTAGAAATGAGCATGGTATGGATCCTAAGATTTTTAATCAGTTTGACCTTGTTTGTAGTGGGCACTTTCATCATCGTGACCGTAGTGGCAATATATTTTATCTCGGAAATCCATATGAAATTACTTGGTCAGATTACGATGATCCGAGAGGGTTTCATATCATGGAGACAGAAACGGTAGACTTTACATTTTATGAGAATCCCTACAAAATGTTTCATAAAGTATACTATGATGATAGTGATGTGCAGGTTATGAAACAGATTGAGGAATTTGATTACTCTACGCTACAGAACCGATCTGTAAAATTGATTGTTGTGAACAAAACGGACTTCACGGCATTTGACAAACTAGTTGATACGTTGTATACTTGTAATCTTAATGAGTTGAAAATCATCGAAGACTTTTCTGAGTTTGAAGACGAGGCAGTCGGTGAAGAGAATATTGATCTAGAGGATACAATGACATTGCTTGTAGATTATGTGGATAATATCAATACTGATCTTGACCGTGATAGGTTGAAAACACAATTGCGAACTCTATATGTGGAAGCACAAGATATTCAATGAAGGTATTACTAACCTCAGGGTGTAGCTTTACAGAAACAGAAGAAGGCCACACAAGGTGTTGGCCTTTACCTCTATCAGAGAGTTTGAATTTACCTCTAGTAAACTATGCTAAATCATCTGTTGGTAATCAATACATTGCGCGTACCATTATTCAAGGTGTTGAGAAATTACTGCAAGAGTATATAGCCGAAGATATTTTAGTAGGTGTGATGTGGACAGGTATTGATCGTCACGAAGTTTATCAGGGCGACCAATGGAAAACGCTCAATGCTCATTGGGATGATCCTCTATCCACTGCATACTATACTCACTTGCATGATTTGACAGGTGCCGCCCTGACTACAGCATACTGGCAGTTTCTAGCTGAACAGTATCTGCAAAACAAAGGCGTGAAATATTTTATGACTCGTATGTCAGCACATCCTAGCGAACTGCGCCTAGAGGGTACTGATAATGCAGAGTATAAATTATTGAAAGCGAGTAGAAAAAACTGGCTGCCTGTCGAAGGTGAATTTGATTGGTTAGAAGCGTATTCTGACACAGTGTTTACAAAGAGAGAGTCTGAAGGCTATCACTGTCATCCCGACGATGTGCAACATAAAGCATTTACACAGCAAGTCATCATGCCTTGGTTGAAGAGAACTTATGATATATTTTGAGAAACTTCGATGGAAAAACTTCCTGTCAACAGGAAACGCATTTACTGAAATGCAATTCACTCGCAGCCCGTCTACTCTTATTGTAGGTGATAACGGCAGCGGCAAATCTACAATGCTTGATGCACTATGCTATGTGCTATTCAACAAGCCATTCAGGAACATAACTAAGCCTCAACTACTCAATACTATAAATAACAAATCACTAGTTGTTGAAATAGAATTCAGAATTGGCACACATAATTATTTTGTGCGACGAGGCACTAAGCCCAACATCTTTGAAATTTACTGTGATGATGTCCTAGTAGATCAGGACGCTGCGGCGAGAGATTCTCAGAAGTACCTAGAGGAGGTCGTGCTAAAGTTAAATTACAAATCGTTCACGCAGATTGTGATACTAGGCTCCGCGTCCTTCACTCCTTTTATGCAGTTGCCATTGGGTCAGCGCAGAGAAATTATCGAAGACATCCTAGATATCAAAATCTTCACGGTGATGAACACGGTACTTAAAGAAAAGCAAACCATTCTCAAAGACACAATTCGTGACGTAGAAACTAAAATGGAAGTTGCAAAACAGAAGGCTGAATTGCAAAAGAAATTTATTGAAACATTAGAGCAAAGCAAAGCAAATAAAATCACAGAGATAAAGGAGCAAATAGTTGAAATCGACAAGACGATTAGTACAGCGACAGCAAAATGCGAAACGTTTGAGCAGTCGAAGGCGGATCTTGGGAACCCAGAAGGAAAACGAAGTGATCTTACCCGATACCGAGATCGATTCACGCAACAACTCCGAAAAATCAGAACCGAGTTAGATTTCTATCAGGAGCATGATGATTGCCCTACATGTAAACAGGGCATTCCTCATGAATTTAAATCGGACATGCAGCAAGCACGAACTTCTAAACTTGAGGAGTTAGAGGCAGCCACCGTAGAATTAGATTCGCAAATGGCTGAAGTGGATCGTGTGGTAAGCGAGTGGTCTAATATAATGACTCAGATATCCGATGTTAACAATGAGATCATATTAAATCAAAGACAGCTACAGAGGTTAAATCTGGAGCTCCACGATGCTAAAAGTAACGCAGCAGACATCGATGAAGAAACTGCAAAGCTAAAAACTCTTGCTAAAGATGTCACACTGAACAACAAAATTAGGTCAGAGAAAAACGAAGAGCAGCACTATCTAGCAGCATGCGGTTCGTTATTAAAAGATACAGGCATAAAAACTCGCGTGATAAAACAATTTCTACCTGCGATAAATAAACTTGTCAATAAATACTTAGCGTCTATGGACTTCTTTGTTCAGTTTAATCTGGATGAGAAATTTAACGAGACGATCAAGTCTAGACACCGAGACAAGTTTTCGTATGCTAGTTTCAGTGAAGGTGAGAAGCAGCGAATTGATTTAGCCTTGCTATTCACCTGGAGAACAATAGCAAAGATGAAAAACTCGGCAGCAACAAACTTGCTGATACTTGACGAGGTGTTTGACAGTAGCTTAGATAATAATGGAACGGACTACGTTATGAACCTGTTAAATACTATTGGGGATGAGACACATGTATTTGTCATATCACATAAAGGCGATGTGCTATTTGATAAATTCAGAAGCGTGATTAAATTTCAAAAAAAACAAAACTATTCGGTGATGACATAATGGATTTAAAAAATTTACAGTTAGTAGAATTCGGCAACCCTATGTTGAGAAAGAAGCCCGCGCCCTTCGACTTTGACATGCACGATGCAGAAGAAGTTTGTAAGGCTATTATGAAGAAGCAACTAGAGTTGAACGCGGCTGGGCTATCTGCAAGTCAGGTTGGTCTAGATATGCAAGTTTTTACATTCGGTGATGGGAAAGACCTAGTTCGGTACATTATAAACCCGGAAGTAGTTGACATATCTGATGAAACTGTTATAATGAGAGAAGGTTGTCTGAGCTTACCAGGAGTGTGGTTGAACTTGAAACGACCTGTCTCGGTTACTGCAAGATATCAGCGAACAGACGGAAGTTGGGCTACAGAAGAATTTCTAGAATTAGCTGCGAGGGTGTTTCTACATGAATATGATCACATGCTAGGACAAAACTTTACGCAGAGAGCGTCGAAGTTGAAATTAGATATGGCATTGAAGCGTATTAAAACGAAGGTGAAAAATAATGGTCTTAGATTACAAAAAGCAAATCGGATTAGATAGAATAGGTATAACTTTTTCTACCTTTGACCTTTTGCATGCAGGACATATCGTGATGTTAGAAGAAGCAAAGCGACATTGTGAACATCTTATTGTCGGTTTGCAAAATGATCCAACACTTGATAGACCAGAAAAAAACAAGCCAGTGCAGAGTATTGTAGAAAGGCAGTTGCAGTTATCTGCGGTAAAATATGTAGATGAAATCATCGTTTACAATACCGAGGAAGACTTGATCGATATCTTACTTGCGTTGCCTATAGATGTGCGAGTCATAGGTGAGGAGTATAGACACAGAGAATTTACTGGTAAAGACTTGCCAATAGACATTGTATACAATGCTAGGAAGCATTCTTTCAGTAGTACAACCCTAAGAAAGCGTGTCAAAGAGGAGACATAAATAATGAGAGATAAGATGATAAAAGTAGCGCGTGGCTACTTCTCTGGGCAAATTGGCAAGCATCTTTTGAATGCGGACAACATGCTCACTAACCCTGTTGGCATCGGAGAACACAGCGACATTATGGCAGAGCTTGAATTGCAGCTTGCTAAGGTGGCTGAGTACGAAGAAAAACTAGCAGTACTCGATAAGTACTTTTCAGATAAAGAAGACTAATATGGCAGACGATTTCGATTTCGGCTTTACTATTGTTGACAGTGAGGACATGACTCCTACTAACGCGGCACCTGTGCAAGCAGCAGTCTCGGATGATTTTAAAAATGAAGTCATGTCTAAACTATATGAAATTGAAAGCAGGGTTCTCTCCGCCGACAACTCAGGTATGATTAATGATCACCGTGCTTTAGTAGAGCAAGATGTAGCTACTAAATTGCGAGATCTTGAAGATCTTATCATGCCACTACTTACTAATTTGAAAAAGAATCCTGAAAAGGATTACATACATTGGCCTAATAGAACGGCTATCATTGACAAACAGATCGAAAAGATCACGGCGGTAACACGATATTATGAACGAATTAATTGATGGACTGTCACAAAGACCTGCAGGTTACATAGATCAAATTATGTCCAAGGTACATCATTTCTATGTATCCGGTGAAATTGAAGAACCTTCAAAGTACATCGACTGGTTTCAGATCATTCGATCAGCAGGGCCCAATGACATATTGTATCTGCATTTGAATTCTCCAGGGGGTGATGCATTTACTGCGATACAGTTTATGCGCGTATTATCCGAGACTGAGGCTACCGTAATAACCTCAGCGGAAGGCTTTGTTGCATCAGCGGCAACAATGCTATTTTTGTGTGGTGACCAATGTGAGGTCTCGGATCATACGGTGTTTATGTTCCACACTTTCTCCTCTTTCTCATATGGCAAGAGTAGCGAAATGTTTGCTCAGGTCACGATGGAAAGATCGTGGGGGGAGAAGCTGGTGCGGCAGAGTTATGAAGGATTCATGGAAGAGGATGAACTCACATCATTGCTAGACGGCAAGGATTTCTGGATGGAGTCACCGGAAGTGATCAAAAGGCTGCAAAAAAGGAAGGATTTATACGAAAATCCACCCAAAAAGAGTACCAAAAGGACAAAAAAATAAAATTATTTTGTAATATCCAACAGAATCAATGACTTATGTAGTGAAATAGTTCTTGACATTTGACTCAAAAGGAGCGATAATAGTACTTCAAATCGAGGAGATGCTCTGTTGGACATACAAAATAAATCAATTCTAGCTAAATTGCTTGCTGCTGAGGACGTTACTCTGGAGCATCGCAATGTGCCTACTGCATCGTTTGATCTAAAGGCTCGCACTCTTACTCTGCCTATCTGGGAAGAAATGAGTGTGGAGCTTTACGATCTATTCATCGGACATGAAGTTGGTCATGCTCTATTCACCCCAATGATGGGCTGGCATGATAATGTCATGGAGTATGGTCCCGCTTTCAAATCATTTCTCAATGTAATTGAGGACGCTCGTATTGAGCGCAAAATCAAATCAAAATTTCCTGGTCTAGTCAGAAGTTTCTACGCTGGCTACCGTGAATTGTTTGACAAGAATTTCTTCGGTGTCGCAGATCGTGACATTAGCGCACTAGGTTTGATCGACCGCATCAACTTGCATTTCAAAATCGGTGGGTTGTTGGGCGTCCCGTTTAGTGAAGCTGAGCAACCGTATATCCCTCGCATCGAGGCCGCCGAAACTTGGGAAGATGTCGTGGTCATTGCTGAGGAACTATATGCTGAAGCCAAGACTTCTCAACAAGAACCTGAGCAGGCGCAAACTCAAGCTGATCCTGAGTATGGTGACCCTGAACCCGGTGAGCAAGTCAAATCTGCTGATGCTAGTGAGGAAAATTCGCAGGAGTCTGAGTCAGAAGAGTCCGGTGATGCTGCTGGTGATGAAGAGTCTGAGTCGGAATCAGGCGGCAAAGGTGATGATGATTCTGAGGCTTCTGAGCAGGAACAAAAATCACCCGAGCAAGAATCTACATCAGGCGGCGTTGCAAATAATCAGGCTGATGAAGATAACGGTTCGCGGGATCCAATCTCAGAAACTGACACTGCATTCCGTGAAAACGAAGGCTCGCTAGTTTCCGCGACTGCAAAAGATAATGCGTACGTTGAATGGGTTGCCCCTAAAATTGAAAACTGGGTGTTCCCTATCAGCAAAACTTGGGCAAATGTTACGTGGGATGATTGTTTCCGCGCAAAACCTTACCGAAAGGATTCTGATCCTAAGACGGTTGCCGCGAAAGTACGCAAAAACTTTGACTCCAAAAACAAGGCAGTCATCAACCAGTTGGTACAGCGGTTTGAAATGAAGCGTAAAGCATCTACTCTTTCTCGCGCTAGGACTAATAAGACTGGTGAGTTGAATATGAAAAAACTGTGGGCGACCAAGTTAACTGAGGATGTTTTCTTGTCTAACACGGTTTTCCCCAACGGTACAAATCACGGTTTGATGATGTTCATTGATTTCTCTGGCTCGATGTCCCGTGATGTTACTGCAACAATTCTACAAACTTTGGTCATGGCTGAGTTTTGCAAAAAGGTTGATATCCCGTTTGAGGTTTACTCATTTACTAACGCTACTGATAGGGCCATGCCCCAACGTAACGTTGATCAAATGCGTAGTATTAACAACGGTTATAAAGATGGCACTACTTGTATCAAGGATGAAGATTTCTACGTTGTTCAGTTGATAACTTCCGACTTGTCACCGAACATGTATAAGAAAACTTTTACTAACATGTTGCTGCTGGCTGAGGCTTACAATAGAAACCCTGGCAAAGATTCTGCATACTATACTACCAATTACTCATTGCCCGCGTGTTTAACACTAGGTGGCACTCCCCTGCTAGAAACTCTATTGGTTGCCCGTGAACTGGTGAAACGTTTCCAGCGTAATCACAAAGTTGAAAAGATGAATACACTATTTTTGACTGACGGTGATCCTACTGGCGAGTTGTACTTGGGCAGTCATTTTCGCGGTTGGGCATGGCAGCGTAACACTGATAGCATTTACATCACCGATAAAGGCTTGACCACGCAGTATAAAGTGAATGTCCGCGACGCCTCGCGCACTATATTTTACAATGCATTGCTCAAACACTTCAAGGCTAGTGTCGATACTACGCTGGTAAACTTTCACATAGGCAACTTCAAGACTTGGGATATCGTCAGTCGAGCGAAAGAATCGGGTGATGATGGTAGCGCAAGTCTCAAATCGTATCGTCAGCAGAAGTTTGCTGAAATACGCGGCACTGGCGGATTTGATCTGTCCTACTTGATCAAGAACGGTGACAACCTCTCGCAGGAGGATCTGGAGCTGGATGTGAAGTCTGATTCTAAGGGCGATATTTTGCGAGGATTCAAGCAATTTCAGTCTAAAAAGACAGGAAATTCACTGTTCTTGGGTAAGTTTATTGATCTTGTAGCGTAAGTTACTGATCAATAAGAGGAAAAAAAGTTACCTTTTGGTCATAAAAAGGTTGACTTAGGCAGTAAAACCGCTTATAATAGTCGCATAGTTTGGAAAAATGCATCTTGTGGAGAGATATACTATGGAAAATCGAGCAAAGTTAATTGAAGTTTTATCATCACTGGACAGTGGATCGGGAGTTTTCTCACGCATTCAAGTCCTCGAGGCTGCTAAAGGTGTTGGTATCCCGTCACCTAAGTGGTTCTTTACTGAGCGCAAAATTGGTCGTAATCAATATGCGCTCAACATGGAAGGGGCTGCTCTTGTAGCACCAATTCCCGCTCCCGTCGTGGTTAAACAAAAGCCTATCATGACGGTAGCACATTCACCCGCTCCCGTTGCGAAGGTTGTTACTCAGGCTAAGTTAACAGTTGAAGTGGATGACTTGGTTCCGCCGGTTGACCCAACGTATGTTGCGTTTGGATTCAGCCGCGATCTAACCAAGATCCTTAAGTCTCGGATTTTCTATCCGACATTCATCTCTGGTCTGTCAGGAAACGGCAAGACTACAATGGTTGAGCAGACCTGCGCAAAGCTGCGCCGCGAGGCTATCCGAATCAATATCTCTATTGAGACGGATGAGGACGATTTGATTGGTGGCAATACACTAGTCGATGGTAACGTAGTTTACCGTGAGGGCCCTGTGCTGACGGCGATGAAGCGAGGTTCAGTTTGCATCTTGGACGAGTTGGACCGAGGATCCAACAAACTTATGTGTCTTCAAGCTATCTTGGAGGGCAAGCCCTACTTCAACAAAAAAACTGGAGAGGTGATTACTCCTGCTTCTGGTTTCAACATCATTGCAACCGCAAACACTAAAGGACGCGGCTCGGATGACGGCAAGTTTATGTCGGCTCAGATATTAGACGAGGCTTTCCTAGAGCGTTTTGCAATAACCGTTGATCAGGAGTATCCCTCTCCAGCTACTGAGAAGAAAATCATTCTTGGTAAGATGGGCAAGGTCAACAAGGTTGACGAGGACTTTGCTGACAAACTAGTCACTTGGGCCGACATCATTCGTAAAACATTCCGCGAGGGTGCTATCGATGAGTTGGTTTCGACACGGCGCTTGGAGCACATTGTCAATGCATACGCTATGTTTGATGACCGTATGAAGTCTATAGAACTCTGCGTCAATCGCTTTGACGAGGACACGCGCCAGGCATTCAGTGATCTCTACACTAAGGTAGATGCTGGTGCCACACTAGAGTCTATGTCTGCTGAGTCGGTTGATGAAGCAAATTCTAATCTTATTATTGATGAGGATTATCGATAATGAGCAAGAAAATTGATTACAAATTCCGTGAAGATGAACTGCTTGAAGAATTCAAAAAGTACATTGACTCAACCTACAATGCCCATTACGGGCAAGGCGGTCTGCAATCGTTTGAAGTTATTGTAGACCGTGGACATGGTATGGGATTCACGGCTGGAAATATTGATAAGTATAATGGTCGATACGGCAACAAGGGTGATACCCCTGCTGAATGGCGTAAAGACATTGTAAAGACAATCCATTATGGTCTGCTCAAACTGTATGAGCATGATAGGGTCCATAGGGGTTAACCAGTTGAGGGGCGCAGCGGAAATTTTCCTATTTATACTTCTCTCCCCAGTACCGCTGCGTCCCTTCTCTTATAAATAAGGGAAGTAACTTTGAGGATTGACTAATGGCAAACATTTACGAACTAACTTCTACCCGAGATTCATTGACTGATGTTTTTTGGGAAGGCATTTCAGGATCGATTGCTGATAACTACAGTGCCGCAATCGTTGACATATGTGATAATTACAACGGCATCATGTCCATGATAAATTCTGATGACGGTCTAATGATTACTATTCAGATTTTGTTCCCAGATGACGTTGATGTTGAAACGGTATCGGCAGAATTTACTGCTGCATTGAACGAGACCGCTGAGGATCGTGAATTAATCGACGCATCAAAGGCAAATGGTAAAATTCAGTTGACCTTTTCTTAGTGAAGTAGATTGACTTCTGCTTCTACTTTGTGTACAATGTGACAACAAACTATAGTATGGAGCTATGTTATGAAAATCTCGAAGTCCACTCTGGACATTCTAAAAAACTATGCTAGTATCAATACGAACATTCTTGTTCGTGAGGGCAACACCCTAGCAACGATTAGCACAGGGAAAAACATTTTCTCTCGCGTTACAATTCCCGAGACCTTTGACCGCGAGTTTGCGATTTACGATCTCAATAGTCTGTTAGCACTTCTCACTTTGATGGAAGATACTGATGTTGCATTCGGTGACAGTAGTATTACTATTGGTGCAAATCGGAGTCAGTTTGAATACTATTATGCGGATCCTAGCATTGTGGTTGCGGCTCCTAATAAAACAATTGAGGTGGACGAGCATTACAAGTTTACTTTGACTGCTGAAGAAGTGACAATGGTAATGAAGGCTGCTGCAATTGTTTCCGCGCCAATGCTTAGTGTAGTTGCTAAGGGCGGCACAGTGACATTATCAGTCGGTGACCCTTCAACTCCTAAGAGCAACACTTTCAGGCATGTGATAGGCGAAAGTGATCTTGACTTTGATTGCCGTCTCGCAGTAGAGAACTTCAAGGTGATCACAGGCGAATATGATGTTACGCTTTCAAAGAAAAAATTCATGTACTTGGCTAGTACTGCATCTGATATGAAGTATTGGTTGGCACTTGAACCTAGCTCGGTAATTTAGGAGAAAATTATGCCAGGCACATTAGATATGTTCAAGTCGAATCTATCAGAAAACACTCCTGCGAATATGCGGATTGCGAATGTAATTTTCCGCATGCGAGTGCGCGATGAAACTGTTGGCGGTGACAATCCCTATCGATGGGAAAATGTCACAACCGCTGATCTAGTAGTAGGTAAACGAGTAATCATATTCTCTTTGCCTGGTGCATTTACACCTACTTGTTCAAACTATCAGTTACCTGATTTTGAAAAGATGTACGATGAATTCAAAGAAGAAGGAATCGATGAAATCTTTTGTCTATCAGTAAATGATGCATTTGTAATGAATGCTTGGGCAAAAGAACAAGGCTTAAAGAAGGTCAAAGTTATTCCTGATGGCTCTGCTCTGTTCACTACATTCCAGCACATGGATGTGAAGAAAGATAACGTAGGCTTTGGCATTCGCTCTTGGCGGTATGCGATGATCGTAAACGATATGATGGTTGAAAAGGCTTTTGTTGAGCCAGGTTACGGTGATAATGTAGACGCTGATCCTTATGGAGAAACGACACCACAAAACATCATGGCGTATTTGAAAGAACAACCAAAAGCAGGTGGTAGGCAGTTGACCCTAAACTTGACTGATGGCATTGACTCCAAAGCAACAATGAGTTAAACTGTGTTTTTATTATGAGAGGTTTTTATGTCAGATGAATTCTTGTGGGTTGAAAAATACCGCCCACGGACATTAGAAGAATGTATTTTGCCTGACGAGCAGAAACGGGTATTTCAGCAGTTTATCGAGGCTGGGGAAATTCCTAACATGCTTCTCTGCGGAACAGCAGGTACAGGTAAGACTACTGTTGCCCGGGCTCTCTGCAATGAACTCGGCTGCGATTACATTGTAATCAACGGATCCGAAGAATCAGGCATCGATGTTCTCAGAACGAAGATCAAAGGCTTTGCTAGTACAGTTTCATTTGAAGGCAAGCCTAAGGTTGTTATCTTAGACGAGGCAGATTATCTGAATCCGAACTCTACTCAGCCTGCGTTACGCGCATTCATTGAAGAGTTTTCTAATAACTGTAGGTTCATCTTTACTTGCAACTTCAAAAATCGAATCATTGCTCCTTTGCATAGTAGGACTACTGTGATCGAATTCAAACTGGTGAATGGTCAGAAGAAAAAGATGGCTGGACTGTTTCACAAGCGAATGATGGATATTCTCAAGAAAGAGAAGGTAGAGTACAATGACAAGGTGCTTGCTGAACTGCTGATGAAGCATTTCCCTGACTATCGTAGGGTGCTGAACGAGCTACAACGCTATGGTGCTGGCGGTGTGATTGACGAGGGTGTACTGAGTAATCTAGCGGAACTTAGCACTAAGGCTCTCGTAGACGCCCTTAGAGACAAGGACTTTAAGAAGATGCGACAGTGGGTCGCTAACAGTGTAGACTCTGACCCTCAGTCAGTGTATCGTAAGGTATATGATACACTGATTCCTAAGGTCAAGCAAGTCCCGCAGTTAGTGCTAATCATTGCTGACTATCAGTATAAGGCGGCATTTGTCGCCGATCAAGAAATAAATCTTACTGCTTGTCTAACGGAGATCATGGCGAATGTCGAGCTATCTTGAAGAGTTAGGCAAACCTGCTGAACAGTACGACGAGGAGTCTTTCAAAGAAAAGAAAAAGGCAATCAGCCCTTTCGATTTTGCGAACACGATAAATCATAGCAAAGAAAATCTTATTGTTGATGACTGGAGCGAAAAGCAATACAATCCTTTCATCGTCAATAAGGCTATGAGCTATGGTCCTGACACGGTGATTGCTGCGAATGAAATGAACTCTCGTCCGCATCTTGACAAAAAATTGCAATATGATTTTCTGCTGAATGTTGTTCGACCTAAGAAACGATACAACAAATGGATGAAGCCTGAAAAAGAAGAACTGCTTGGCATTGTAAAGGAATATTATGGTTATAGTGATACTAAAGCGGCCGATGCATTGCGCATCCTGACTGATAAAAACATCGAGGTGATTAAGCAGAGGTTGAACAAAGGGGGGCGCTAAATACTCGTTTTTTATAAATATTGGTACAAAACATTATGTATCAATAGGAATGAAATAATGAGTCAATTTTTTAACATTGATTATCCTGGTTATGCTCCATTGGAAATCACATTTTCGCAGCCCGATGACTTTTTAAAGATCAGAGAAACTTTATCTCGTATCGGTGTCGCCTCTCGTAAAGAGAAAATGTTGTATCAGTCTTGCCACATCTTGCACAAGCGAGGGCAATATTTTATCACACACTTCAAGGAACTTTTTGCCTTGGATGGCAAGCCGGCGAACCTTGACGATGATGATCTTATGCGAAGGAATATAATTGCTAAGTTGCTTTCAGATTGGGGCTTACTAGAAATTTTACAGCCAGAGTTGCATGCAAATTTGGCAGAGATGAGTCAAATTAAAATCATCTCGTACAAAGATAAAGATGATTGGAACCTTGTTACTAAATATAGCATAGGTAAAAAACTATAGTGAGGTAAACGTGAAATTCAATTACTTGTGGCCTGTTGCAGATCTTCTGCGCGACGAAGAAAAAATTGAACTTTTAAATATATTCCACGAAGCAATACAGGCAGGGAATTTCGCGAAGACCGGCGCTGCTGATTTTGAACATGTTATAGACTTTATTGATGATACTGTGGTGAAGAAGGAATCATCTGATTTTTATAGTCAAAACAAATATAAACTTGGTGATAGACCTGACAGTGATTTTATAGTAAAGGTGTCGGTAGCCGATTTCTGGGAACCTAAACAGAAAAAGCTGGCGTGGGATTTGATGTGGCGATACTGTAAGGGTGACCCAGCTTGTATTACTGCAGGGATAACATTCATTCGTGCTAATGCAAAAGTCCCAGTACATTCTGATACTCCTATGTATCGAAACTGTGTTCTATCTATTCCGTTACAAGGACATGTAACACCAATAAATTTTTATGATAGCGTGAATTCTGAGCAACCTAAGTTTTCTTACTGTTACACTACTCCTCACTTACTAGATGTGCAACAACCACATAGTGTCGGTGTATCCACTGAGGACAGAATAAACTTTCAACTATATTTCACTGAACCGTATAGCAAAATAAAATCAATGCTCGCGGCTATCTGATTATAAATAACTGTGAAGTGCCGAAAGGGCTTCAATAAAATAAACTCGCTTAATTGGAGAAGCACATGGTAACACGAAGATTCACTGCGGCTAATTTAAACGAACTCGCAAACGACATGAAACCATTCACAATTGGTTTTGAAAAAATGTTTGAAAGTTTAAATACAATCCCAGACACATCAAACAATTATCCCCCATATAACATCGTCGAAGCAGGCGAAGGCTTGTACACCATTGAAATGGCTTGTGCAGGATTCACTGACGATGAATTTAATATTCATGTTGTACCCGATGTCAACAAACTTGTTGTCCAGGGTGTACAGGATCGTGGTACGGATAAAAGAAGCTATCTATATAAAGGTATAGGTGCTAGAAACTTTACACGCACATTCGCTTTGACGGATGATGTGAAGGTAACTGGTGCAGACTTTAGAGATGGCATTCTTTACATTTCACTGGAGCATGTAGTACCAGAAGAAAAAAGACCTGTCGAAATTAAGGTAGGAAATAAAAAGAGTGAACCCGAATTCATTCAAGACTAACCCAAAGGGGCGGTAACGCCCCAACTTACTTTAGGAATATATTATGTCGATTCAAGTAATAAAACTGGTCACTGGCGAAGAGATCATCGCAAAAATAACTGATATTAAAATTGAAGGTAGAGACTTGATTCAAGTTGAGCGCCCCGCAATTATCATATTGATGCCGAATGATGACAACCCGAATCAAGCGCAAATTGGTCTTGCTCCCTGGGTACCTTACGCTGAAAATGCAACAGCGCATGTCATGCCTGCAGCGGTAACTGCTGTAATCAATCCTACGCAAGAACTCGTCAGAGAATACGGGAAACTCTATGGAACAAATTCACCCATCATTACACCTGATAAAGAGATTTTGACCCCTTCGGTTACAAAGTAGTTGACACCCCCTTTATTATGATGTATAATGTGTGCTATGAAAAACGAATTTTACAGCTGGGCTTGGCAGTATGGTAACCAAGTATTCTTGCGTGGTGTGCGCGATGGCAAACGCTTTACTGAAAAGCGAACCTTCAAGCCTACGCTATATGTTCGTGCTGATGGCGCCTCCCCATACAAGGGATTGTATGGGGAGAACATCAAGCCGATTCAATTCGGTGACAACCGTGATGCTAAGGAATTCTTAGATAGTTACTCTCAGGTTCAGAACTATCCTATCTATGGACAGACTGACCTGACATATCAATTTCTATCTACTGAGTACACAGGCGATATCGAGTTTGATTTGTCTCAGTTGTCTATCTGGTCGATGGACATTGAGACTACTGCCGAGACAGGCTTCCCTAGCGTAGATAATCCCACTGACAAAATTCTTCTAATCACGTTGATGAACAATCACACGAAGGAGATCATAACATGGGGAGAAGGTGAGTGGAGTCCAGGTCCTGAAACAAAAGATCTGGGTGTCAACTATGTTCCTTGTGCGGATGAGATTGAACTGCTTACTAAATTTGGAACATGGTGGGCGAATGAATACCCTGATATCGTTACTGGTTGGAACGTTGAGTTTTTTGATATACCCTATCTCGTTTCCCGCATGGAGCGGGTCTTTGGTACGGACGCAAAGAATTCTCTATCCCCGTATAACCTGACAAGACGCAAAGGTGTCAAGCGGAACAATCGTGAGGATACCACTTACGATATCAAAGGCATCTCAGTACTTGACTATCTGGATCTATATAAGAAGTTTACTTATAGTGCGCAAGAATCATATAAGCTAGATCACATTGCATCGGTTGAACTTGGTCATGGTAAACTTGAAAGCGGCTTCGATACTTTCAAGGAGTTTTACGATAAGGACTGGAATCGTTTCATCGACTATAACATCATCGACACCAAGTTGATTGATGACTTGGAAGAAAAGATGAAATTGATTGAGCTTATTGCTACAATGACATATGACGCGAAGTCGAACTTCCGTGATACATTTTCACCTGTAAGAACCTGGGACTGCTTGCTGTACAATCACTTGCTTGCTAAAAATATTATGATTCCTGCTCGTAAAGATTCGCAGGGTCGTTCTATTGAAGGTGCGTTTGTGCAAGAGCCAAAGCCAGGGCAATACAATTGGGTGATGGCATTTGATGCGACATCTCTATATCCTTCTATCATCATGCAATACAACATGTCCCCCGAGACACTCGTACAAGGTATGGCTGATGTGAACGTTGAGGGTATGCTTGAACGCAAGTACAAACTTGATGGCGATTATGCGATTGCTGCTAACGGTGCTAGATTCACACGCGAAAAACAAGGTCTGTTTCCCGAGATCGTTTCAAAGTTTTTTGATGATCGACAGAAATACAAGAAGCTGATGATTCAAGCGCAAAACAAATATGAGGAGACAAAGGATCCTGCATATCAGAAGGACATTGCGAAATACAATAACTTTCAGATGGCTAGAAAGATTCAGTTGAACTCACTCTATGGTGCAATGGGCAATCAGTACTTCAGATATTATGATGACAGGATTGCTGAAGGCATCACAATGACAGGTCAATTTGTCATCCGAGAGTCTGCGAAGGCACTTGATGATTTCTTGAACAATGTCTGTGGCACTGAGGGTAAGATGTACTCATTTTATTCTGACACTGACTCTTGCTACATCACAATGGATGGCGTTGTACAGAAGTTTCTCACGAATAAAAACAAGGCAAGCATTATCACTGCCCTTGACAAGATTGGCGCAGATCAAATTGAGCCTACGATTGCTAGGGCAATGGATAGTATCGCTGAATACACAAATGCTTTTGAACAAAAGATGGACTTCAAGCGTGAGGTTATTGCTGACAAAGGTATCTGGGTAGCTAAGAAACGATATGCACTAAACGTGTACGACAACGAAGGTGTGCGTTATGCTGAACCTAAGTTGAAGGTGATGGGCTTAGAGGTCGTTCGGTCATCTACACCTGCTCTAGTGAGGGCGAGTCTGCGTGAGGCAGTGAAACTTTGTCTCACATCTGACGAGGGTGTGCTGCAAGATTTCGTAGAGAATACATGGCGCGACTTTCAGGAGATGACGCCTGAACAAATTGCTTTTCCTCGAGGCTGCAACAACTTAGAGAAATACTCTGATGTTGCTTCAATCTATTCTAAAGGTACTCCTGTGCAGGTTCGCGGCGCACTAATGTATAATTATGTCCTGAAGCGTGATAAGCTGACAATGAAGCATGAGCGCATTCAGGATGGCGAGAAGATTAAGTTTCTGTATCTCAAGGAGCCGAATCATCTTGGCGAGAACTGCATTGCATTCAACGCTAAACTGCCGCCGGAGTTTGATTTGCACCGATATGTGGACTATGAACTAATGTTTCAGAAAGCATTTATCGACCCCATGAATACTATTGCAAATGCAATTAATTGGAACCCACGACCCGTTGCGTCACTAGAGGACTTGTTTACATGATATATGATGAACGTACAATTTTGATGATGATTCGCGGTGATATAAAAGGACTGGCTCAAATGAATGAAAGTGAAAGACTACTCGCGCTAGTGAGTGCAACAAAACAATGGCACCGAGATAGAAATCTTATCGACGGAGCTACAGACAAGGATCAAGTCTGTAAATTGATCCAAGAGGTAGGTGAACTGAGCGACAATGTATGTAAAGGTAATGATGTTAGAGATGACATCGGTGACTGTATGGTTGTGCTGATTAACATTGCCGAACGGAACAATGTGTCATTGACAGACTGCCTAAGTGTAGCGTATAATGACATCAAGGACCGTAGAGGTAAGATGGTTGATGGTGTTTTCGTAAAAGAAGGAGATTCTTAATGGGTATATTAGATAAACTAAAAAACAATTCGACAATCAAAGAGTCGAGTATTCTAACAAAGTCTAAATTTTTCGGTGTGAAAGATTTGATTCAAACTGCGGTACCTGCACTTAATGTTGCATTGAGTGGTAAACTAGATGGCGGGCTATCACCTGGTCTGACAGTTTTCGCCGGTCCCTCTAAACACTTCAAGACGGCATTTGCTATGCTGCTTGCGAAGTCTTATCTGGACAAATATGATGATGCAGTTATTCTCTTCTACGATTCTGAATTTGGGGCGCCTCAGGCTTACTTTACTAGTTTTGGCATCGACACCGATCGTGTTATACATACTCCTATTACTGATATCGAGCAATTGAAACACGACTTCATGGCACAGCTTAATGGTATTGAGCGTGGCGATCATGTTATGATTATTGTAGATTCTATCGGTAATTTGGCAAGCAAGAAAGAAGTTGATGATGCGCTTGAAGGTAAGTCGGTAGCAGATATGACCAGAGCAAAACAGATGAAGTCGTTGTTCCGTATGGTTACCCCTCACTTTACAATCAAAGACATCCCTGCTGTTGTGATTAATCACACATACAAAGAGATTGGTTTGTACCCTAAAGATATTGTATCAGGTGG